CTGACAGACGCCGCTCCAGCGCCATTTAATGCAGTGTAGACACCCGGCGCGAGGATAATGCTCACCAGGTCGTAGTTGGCCAGCGGTGATGTGTAGAACGACTTGGCGGTGATGATGCCCGCTTCGATGATCGCTCGGTTGATCGTCTTGAATGGCCTCGATTCGGAATAGCCACATTCCAGCCGTTGCAGTTCGATGCGCTGCGTAGCGCTGCCGCTGGTTGAATACGGCCCACTGACAAACGTATCCGACCCCGTGAATGGATTTACATAAAGCACATACGGTGCACTGAGCGGATCATTGATGACAGCACCAGCGCCAATCTCAGGATTGCCACCAAGCTGCCTGACCGCATCAGTCAGCGCTGAGATCTGCGTGCGGAATGTACCCTGGCTGGAATCAATATGATCCAGCGAACCACTCTGCCCACCACGGACGATCTTGCTCATCTGTCAATCGCACTATGCAGCCATTCTAGCGCCATCAATTTGTCCCCATACGCAGCGCCACCTCATCCACTGTAACGAAGTTCAAACTACCGGCAATTACATCACCAGCGCGTGTGTTAATGGCGATGGAAGTAACAAGTAGTTGAGTTTCATAGTACAGATCACCAGGAAGTATGGTGTCAACTGCTGTGCGATCCTTAGCCATCCAGAATTGCGCATCAGCTTTGCAACCCTTTTCGGTGAGTAGCAGTAGCCGCATCAGTTGTGTACTGTCTCGTTCGTTGTCGCCTGTATCACGACGTTCCACTAGGAAGTCCATCGTTCCACCGCCGGTAATGATTGACTTGACGGAATTGCCAAACCGTTCACCCACTGCTGTTGTATCCACTTCTGGTGCGCTTAGATTCAGCGTCCACTCAGATAGGTCTGCCTGGATTGTCCATAGCGTGCCATCACCTTCCGTGTTGATGGCACTGCGTGGTGTAATCTCGGCATTATCGTATTCAGTATTTGTTGCAGCAGGTAGCGTGTATGTTGGCGCATAGTCGCAGATGCTGTCTAGCGTGATTTCATCTTGCGTATCACTGAAGCTATATTCACCAACATCCCCAGCGCACAATGCAATGGCATTCTGGTATTCAGCAGAGCCGCTAGGTGAAATGATCAGCCCATTGAAATCCACCTTATATAGCGTGATGCGCTGGTTCGTTGCACCATTCAACGCAGCAGCGCGAGATGTATAAAAGCTCAGGCGGTCTAGCTTATCTCGATAGATGAAGTAGTCGATGGATGTAGTAAGTCCTGCTTCCTGCTGACGCATGTAGAATTGATCCGCGTCAGTGCTGGTGTAGAAATCATCAGCATTATTGGCAATGTGATCACGATTCGTGCCAATTGTCCATACGCTGCCTGCATACGTGCCATAGCCATCAGGCGCGTCTGGACCGTTGCTGCTGGTATCAATCGGCAAGCCGGAGTCACACGTCAGCGTAACTTGATCGCCTGACCAGTACGCTGGATTGCGCACGTAAATTGAATTGGACCCAACGTGAATGCTGTCGGGCTGCACCACTGTGGCCTGTGGTGCTTCACGCTTTAAGTAGACTTGCCCGCCGCATCCAAGAAGTGCCATGGGTTAAAACTCTCCAGATAAACGGCCACTAACCTGGAAACTAACCGAACATGCAATGACATCACCAACGGCTACAGGCGTGCTGACGCTTGTAATGAGCGCTGACGCTTCCATAGTTGCATTATCAACTGCATTAAACACAAAGCTAACAGCATGGTTTGCATCATTGTCCGCAAGGATGCTATTCAATAAGCTGCGCGTTGTGGTGTCTTCACGGTCGTACAGAATAGTAGCGGATCCTGTTGCGCCACGAATGCCTGAAATGTATATGCGGTCGTGATCGCCTAATGTCGTGGTCTCCAGCGCATCACGACTGATCTCCAGCGAATACTCTCGGCATTTGGCAATGCGAGTACCATTGTATCGAAGTTCACCGCCAGCCCCTGTATAAACGGCCATCACGAAGTCCTAAGCTCTACCGTTAACTCTAGCGTCACCGTGCTGATGCCCGGTGCAATGCTCTCAACGCTTGGGCCATCCTCAGCGAAAAACCACTTCAAGCCCGATGATGTTGTAGTGCTATCAATGCCAAGCTGCAGCAGGTCACTCACTCCATTGAATACTGTTGAAGGTAAGGTCAGTTCTGTAGTGGGTCCTTTTGCTGCTGCATAAGCTTCCAGCAGCAGTGCTGCGTGATCATCGGAAATGTTTGCAAACGTCAAGCTAAGCTGCCCTTGGCTGGGCTGACTTCCCCATAGCCTGCGTGTGACCACTCCTCCCTGGGACGTGGAACTAGTACTCGGGAATCGAGGCGCCTGGAACGACCTCGACGTGGGCGTCAGGCTTGGGAATGCAACGCTCATGATTCTGTAATCACCCAGTTGGCATCCAAATCAAAGCCCTTGGCGATCACGGGCACGTCCGTTTCGTCAGTGGGCATATGGACTGCTTCAATGCTAAATCCTCCATCATCAACTGGCGTGATCCGTTCAATTTGATAAGTGCGCGTCTGCGTGGATGCGTTGATCAACGTGAAAATCACTCCCGTGGGACTGGCATAAGCTCCATCGCCGGTCACTGTTACCGTCGTCAGCGTTGGTGCAGTTCCATTCGTTCCATCCCATGCCATTGCTTGGTATGTACCATCGGCCAGCCACTGCGTAGTCACAAGCGCTCCATCGTCCAGCACCGCTCCATTCTGCAGTTCGTCGTAGTGAGTGATGTCCATTACAACGCGGATGTAGTCGCCCGGCTCTAAAGGTGCCATCAACCCTTCGTGCGTCGTTGTAAATTTCACCACATGATCTGGTACGCGCCTCATGCGAATGATGAACTTAGCTGCATCAATTGCGTGCTGACGGGATGTGCAGAAATCACTCAAGTCCAACGCTTCAATTGGATCGGTCTCGCTGCCATATGGTGCAGCTTCACGGACGAAGATTTCGCGTTCCACCGGGAACAGCCCTGGATTGGTAAGGTTCGTCGATAGTCGTTCTTCGCGGTAGCGCACACTCACCTGCACAGGCCGCCGATCTTCAGGGTCAAAGAATTCCATCCCAAACGATCCGGCGACAATGTTGCCCGCCGAAAAGATGCCCGAGAACGACACTGCGCTTGGGGAACCCACAGTGCCAGGCCATGCTGGGCGCAGCCAGAACTTACCACCAGCTTCACCAAACAGCAGCAGGTGAGCCGCTGCCGTATCCGCCGCCCATTGACGGATGTTCACGCGACCAGTCACGGCCCCATCAAAAAACATCCTGCGTTGAGAGCACCAATCACGAGCAGCAATAAAGCTCTCTAAGTTCACCTGCTGGGTGGAGAGCATATCACCACGCCCATAACGTGGATTGGTGAGCATATCTTGCAACACCTCCGGGAATAGGTGGGTGTTATTCAGCCCGGATAGCACGTAGCAGCTAAGCTGTCCGAACTGCTGCCATTCAACACCAGCCCTCATATTGAGGCCAATGATGGATAAGTTGTCATATTGCGGCGCTGTTGTATTAGGTACTATTTCGTTGATTGCTACGATTTCATGCTCAGGGCCACTTTCAGCTGATGAGCGGATTTCTTCATAGACAAACGATTCAGCAAGCTTCCCCCATGCGTCCGCGTAAGACGTGCCGTCGCTATAGCCAACGCCGATTTCACTAGATGCGCCACGTTGCGTTGAGGCGAGCATGAATACATCAGGCCCTGCTGTAGCGCGATTACCAGCGGCGATAAATGGTGTGTTGTTTCCATTCGTCGCGCCATAGAACGATACGCCCACATCGCCAGATGTAAAGCTGCGGATTGTGGAGAATCCAGAATCAATCAACTCCAAGTCGCCTGTAGCAGTGCCCGAACGAATCTCCCAGCCACTTAATGGTTCAAACTGAAACTCCCACCGTTTTTGAACGGGCATTATCAGCCCGATGCCGTTGTATACTGCTTGCTGCGTGATGCCACGGATGCCAAAGCATTGGCTTAATTGCGTATATGACGCATCGGTGCCAGCTTCACGGTAGCTGATCCTGAAGAAGCTATAGCGCTCTTCAAAGCTACTCATCTGCCCGCTATTGAATCTATCAACAGCTAAGGAATCGCCAAGGTTTAGCAGAGTGCCCTCTTTGTCTAGGCAAGCCTTACCGTCGATCTCAGCATAGGTTAGAGAGTCGCGGAAGTTACAAAGCCCTTGAATGCGAATACCTAGCGTGCTGCGAATGCTGATGGATAATATCTTACATTCACGAACAGTTGTAAAGCTGGCAATGGCTAAGCGGTACACATGCGGGAAATTTGTTGCCGTGTAAAACGGTGGGCTGCTTTTGGCGTCTTTAACAATGTCCGATGGGTCAATGGACGCAGCGGCGCCAGAACGAATGATATTAAACTTCGCTGTAATTGCGTTCCCCTGACTGGGTGTTACCGGTTCGTAATCAGCATCAGAATTGAATGGCTTGGTGCTGGGTGATCGTTCCGTGCAGATGCCAATAGCTGAACCGAGCTTATACAAGTCGCCAACCAGCAGC